CATGTTGGTGTCGCCGATCACGAACAGGCGGGAATTCATCGTCGCATCGCTACCCACCGACAGGCGCATGTTGAGCGAAGCGTCACCACCCACGAAGAGACGCATGTTTAATGACGTGTCGCTCAACACCGTGAGACGGCTGTTGAGTAAGGTGTCGGCACTCACAAACAAGTCGTTATTGAAGGACACATCACCCAACACAAACAAGCGGTTATTGAGAGAGACGTCGCCCGTTACCGTCAGACGGCTGTTGAGCGACACATCCCCACCCACAAAGACACGGCGGTTGAGGGTGGTGTCGCCGTACACCATCAAGCGCTGGTTGATTGAGGCGTCCGAAGCAATGTTGCTGATCGAAAACGCTGAACCACCCACAATGAAAGAGTCGTTGTTGATGAAGAGGCGGCCACCCAGGGTCACATCCGATCCCACGTTCAAGCGGCTGTTCATCGAGACATCACCGCCCACGAACAGGCGAGTAGTGGTAGCAATATCGTTCGCCGCCGCAATACCACCCGCTGCCGTCACCTGATCCATAAACAACACACCACCGCTCGAATCCGTGTTGGTGATGATGAGTTCCGTGCAAGTAATCACGTTGGCAACGTACAAGTTTCCGCCAAACGACACATCGCCTCCAACAAACAGGCGGTTGTTCATCGACACATCACCACCATGAACGGTGTTCTTTGCGTTATAAAAGTTACCACCGAAAGAGGCATCCGCCGCCACAAACAGACGGCTGTTCATCGACACATCACCCTGGTGGATAGTGTTCTTGGCATTATAAAAGTTTCCACCGAAGGAAGCATCACCAAGTACGAACAAGCGGTTGTTGAGGGACACATCGCCGTACACCGTGAGACGGCTGTTGAGCGAGGCATCGCCACTCACGAATAAGCGATTGTTCAGCGACAAATCCTCCGACACAATCAGCGTGTAGTTGGTCGTCGTGGTGTTGATGATGTTCTGCTGGCTGTACTGCTGCACCGCAAAGCGTCCCAAGACGGTCAAATCCTTGGAAATCACCACATTGCCATTGAGGGACACGTCGCCCGTCACGAACAACCGCTGGTTCAATGAAACATCACCGCCCACAAACAAGCGGTTGTTGAACGAAACGTCACCATACACCGCCAACCGCTGGTTGATCGACGCGTCCGAGGCAATGTTGCTGATCGAGAACGCCGAACCACCCACAATGAACGAGTTCGTGTTGATGAAGAGGCGGCCGCCCAGGGTCATATCCGACACCACATTCAGGCGGGCGTTCATCGACACATCACCGCCCACAAAGACGCGGCTGTTGAGGGTGGTCTCGCCGTACACCGTCAAACGCTGGTTGATAGACGCATCCGAGGCAATGTTGCTGATCGAAAACGCGGAACCACCGACAATGAAGGAGTTGGTGTTGATGAAGAGACGACCGCCCAAGGTCGTGTCCGCACCCACCAACAATCGGCTGTTCATCGTCACATCGCCCTGATGAATCGTGTTCTTGGCATTATAAAAGTTACCCGCGAGCGACACATCACCTGCCGCGAACATACGGGTAATGATGGCGTCACCACCCAAGAACAAGCGGTTGTTGAACGAAGCATCGCTGTACAGAATGAGACGGCTGTTGAGCGAGACATCGCCGCCCACAAAAAGGCGGTTACTGACCGTCACGTCGATACCGCTCAAGTTACTCGACCCTGACGTGATCTTGGAGTCCACATACGACTTGTTGGTCAGCTGGTTCGGGGCGGTCGGTGCAATCGAGGACGTCGGTAAATAATTGTTGAACACGACATTACCATTTACCGACATGTCGCCTTGCATAATCAAACGGCTATTCAGGGTCGTGTCGCCACCCACGTAGAGGCGGCTGTTCAAGGACACGTCATTGGTCGATATGAATCCAGAGGCCGTCACCACATCAAAGAAGGTGAAACCTCCGCTGCTGTCGCTGTTGGTCACGATCAACTCGTTACACGTGATCACGTTGGCGGTCAAATTACCGTTCACTACGGTGTCTCCGCCTATGTTCAAACGGTTGTTGATCGACAGATCACCGTACACCGCCAAACGACCATTGATCGAGGCGTCCGAGGCAATGTTGCTGATCGAGAACGGCGAACCACCCACAATGAAGGAGTTGGTGTTGATGAAGAGGCGGCCGCCCAACGTAATATCCGATCCAACACTTATACGGCTGTTCATCGAGACATCACCTGCCACGAATAACCGCCCGTTCAAGGAAGAATCTCCCCCCACAAACAACCGCTTGTTCAACGACATGTCCGTCACAAAATACGTCGACATAGCAGTCGCATCTACCTGTTGAAATTGGTTTCTAACTCTCAAGTCGTTCAAGCGGACCTGCACGTTTTCTGACAAGTCCTTGATGAACACAAATTTAGTGTTACTAATATCATAATAACTGGTGGATCCACCTGCTATCGTCGTATCGGTCTCGACGGCAGCACTGGTAACAATATTTGGGGTGACCGACGTGCTAGGAAACCATACATTCGTACCAGTGGCTCTAAATGCCAATGTCGGGATAACACTGGACCCCGTATAAAAATTCAGGGAATTGTCGGCCCGTAACATTAATCCACCGCCACTGATATCCATAAAGCCTTTCACATAACTCTGGCGTAATCTATTTGCGCTGTTTGATAAATCAAACCACTGACTGTAACCAGCCGTTGACGATATTATCTGGCGACTCATTTTTTATATATTTCCAATAGATTTTTTTGAGGATTATTGATTTTTCATACGACGACTTCGTCGTCTACGGAAAATTTGCTTTCGGAACGATATATCTACGTTCTTCAAACTTCGATTCTTACTCGAATTCTTGTAATAGTAGTAATAATATTGGTAGTACTATTACCACTAAAGTGAATCAGACCATCAAAAATTTGTACACCGTTGCCCCCTTTTCGCAAGGGGCGATTTGTTTACCGTATTACACAATTGAAGACGAGGACCCATCTCTATCCTATCGTTAATGCAAATTTTTTATTGGTAAAAACTGAAATCGGTCAAAACCACGATTGGGGTGCTCCCTCCTGCATTTACAAAATTTATCGTCTGTTTCAAAAATGTGCACGATCCGAGACTGACATCGGCAATACCCCCATTACATAACATTGTCGTGTTGGTTCCGTTCACACTTATCGTATTACAATAACATTGATAGTTGCTGTTGTTGATCAATACGGTGCAAGAATACGACTGGTTGGTATTCGTCGGTACGTTCGTAAACGTTATTTTGAAATTTCTCGCCATAGTCGGTACCACATAATACACCGTGGAATTGCTCGTAAATGATATGTTTATACCCGTCCACGGCGAGTACATTACCGGGGTGATATTCTGCGTAATATTGTTCAATATACTAAAGTTGTTCACGAATAAATTACCGTTGAGCGAGGTGTCGCCCTGCGCAAAAAGCCGGCTGTTTGTGGTAACGTCCCCCTGGTGAAGAGTCGTGTTCGTGACATATAGATTTCCGTTTAACGAGGTGTCGTTACCTACAAACAGACGATTGTTCACGGTCGAATCTCCCTGCTGGATGGTGTTGTTGGCTACGTATAAGTTTCCGTTAGCACTTATGTCCCCGCTAATATACAGTCGGGCGGTTATATTTATGTCCTTACTTAATGTCGTGTTGTTTGAAACATATAAATTTCCGTTTAACCAAGCGTCGTTATTCACGAATAACCGATTGTTGGCGTCGACGTCGCCTTGGACATTTATAATTCCACTTGCCGTGGTGTCGCCCGTGATAAAAAGACGGTTGTTCATTGTGGTGTCGCCTTGGAGCGTGGTGTAGTTCGTAACATACAGGTTTCCATTTGTCGTGATGTTGCCATTGTAGGAGGCGTCGCCACTCACGAAAAGGCGGCTATTGATCGTGACGTCGCTAACGAGCTGTGTCGATTTTGAAACAAACAGGTTGCCGTTGCACGAGGCGTCTCTGCCTACGTATAGACGGGCGCTGATAGTAACATCGCCGTTTTGGACCGAATTTGTCGCTACGTAGAGGTTGCCGCTTAATGACGCGTCACTCACTACCGAAAGCTTGCCACCGATTATAGCATTCTTTGCCACATAAAAATTGTTATTGAACGACGTATCCCCGCTCAGAATCAGGTTGCCATTCAATGATAGATCGCCATTGATAAACGCGTTTTTGGAGACATACGTGCCGCTGCTCAGAAACAGGCGGTTGTTCAGGGACACGTCGCCATTGATAAAAGCGTTTTTGGAGATATATAGGTTGCTGTTGAACGAAGCGTCCCCGCTCAGAAAGACGCGGTTGTTCAACGTGAGATCTCCCTGTGAAACGATGGGTTGGCCCGTATATAATTTGCCGTTCAGTGAGAGGTCGTTGTTCACGAATAGACGACCGTCCACCGTCATGTCTCCCTTTTGGTACAACGTCTTGGCAATACGTATGTTCCCATTGAGCGAAAGGTCGCCGTCCACCATCAGTCGGCTTTTTAAAGAGGTCTCGCCCACGACAAACAGTCGATTATTGGTAGAAACGTCGCCAGAAAATGCGGCGTTACCTTGTGTGTAGACGGATCCATTTAAAAAAAGTCGCGCATTCAGAGACGCGTCGCCTCCTACAAAAAGGCGGCTGTTTATTGTGGTGTCTCCTTGGAGGAGACTGGCGTTCGTCACAAAAAGATTGCCGTTTAACGAGGAGTCGCCTTTCAAGTAAAGACGGTTGTTCATCGTTACATCGCCATTTTGGATAGTCGCTTTGGCGACATACATATTTCCGCCAAAGGAAGCATCGTCACCCGTAAAAAACCGATTATTTAAAGATAAATCTTCGGCTACAATTAAAGTATAATTCGTGGTCGCTACATTGATGATATTTTGTTGAGAGTATTTCTGCACTGAAAGGTTACCGTAAATCACCAGGTTTTTATTCACCGTCACATTACCGTTCAGAGACGTGTCTCCCCCTACAACTAAATTGTTGTCTATCGTGCTGTTGTTGCTACTATCAGTGTTAATACTGCCCAATCGGTTGTAAATATTTGTTAAAGTACTGGAAATATCGGATGTTACGTCTTTCAAATAAATTAGTCTGTCGTTGCTCACATTTACAATATTATTTGTAGCGGAACTGTAGATGGCCATGGTGTCCGATTTAATACTAAAAGTCGGGTAAGAGGGATTCGTCAAGTTGTAAATGTTCAAAGATGCATCACTTCTTATATTCAATCCGCCACTGCTTATATCGACGAATCCTTTAAAATAACTTTGCCTGAATTTATTTGATGTTGTCGATAAATTTAACCATGAACTCATATTTTATTTTAATTAGTACAATTCGTATTAATTATTATTACATTTATATCACAGCAGGGAAACCTACGGTTTCCCCTGCGACCCCTTCCCTTAAATGATAATAATTATTTTAACTTGCTTGTTAAAATAATTTACAAAGGTTGGATAAAAATACGGTTTCGAGGTTGGTTCCAAAGATGGAACCAAAGATGGCTCAAAACATCATCAAAAAAGTTTTCCAAGATGTTTTACAATTAAGCTCGACGGTGGTTTAAAACATCATCAAAGGTGGTTACATTCTTAAGGGATGGGGTTTAAGGGGAAACCGTAGGTTTCCCCTTACTAGAATTGGAAGACAGGTCCTCCTACCGTCAATGTATTCGCGATTGACAGGTTTATATACGGGGTCAATGACGTATAAATACTTCCGTTACCATTATTGTTACTCTGTTTGGTGACTGCGCTTAAATATTGGGCATTCGCCGACATACTTATTGCTTGCCAAGATACCAGGGGGGACGTACTTGCTAAACTCCAGGTTGCGCCATAATTCACCGAGGTTACTATTTGGGGGGGGTACGGACTTTGATTCACACCTGAAACCGCGGCAATATATTTTCCGTCTTCAGATGTGCTCACACTTATTATGTCTAATCCTAACAATATCGCTGCACTCACTGAACTAAATGTTGTCCCGTAGTTTCTCGATAAAAATAAATTGAGAACTTGTCCACTCGTATTACTGCAGCCAACATAAATATATTTTCCAGAAGACGACATACATATCGTATTAAAGTTCTTGTAGGGTAGGGATACCGGTTTCCAATACTGTCCGTAGGTGCTCGATATCCATAGTGTCGCTGCATTCGTGCTATTGGTAGTGTTGGCATTTAAACAACATACTTGGTATTCGCCGGTCGAGCACATTGCGATCGTGGCGGTATTGACCCCCTGTAACAGGGTTAATAGTGTCAAATTGCCCGAGAGAAGTTGGGTCGTAAAACTTGACCCCCCATTGGTCGAATAATATATATTCGACGTATTGATGGTAAATCCTACTGCGGAAATGAATTGGCCGTTCGATGATATTGCTACCGAATATAAATTGGTGGTAAATGGTACCGAATTCAATTTGGCCCAGGTGTTGCCATAATCTCGCGAAATATAAATGTATTCCCCCGTGGTCGCTACTTGGATGTTTCCCTCGGCCGCCATTGCTACGCTGGTCCAAGATAACAGTGTCGATATGTTTGTGGCACGCCATTTTACACCATAATTACTCGAGATCCATATGCCGGTGTTGTTCCCCATCGCGGTCTGAAACATTCCGTTGGCCGACATCGCGATGCAGGTCCAATCGTAGGTTTCCGGAGCGGTCAAATTCATCAGCCAGTTTGTACAAAAATTGTTCGAAAAGTCGAACGCTGGGGTATTCGTAAGGAGGACCGAATTATCAACTAACGTGATCGGCATCACGGTCCCTTCGAGATTCGTCGTGCCACTCACGTCCAAGGCGTAATAAGGATATTCTAAGCCTCCGGTATTCACATAGAGCGAATTGGATGCGTATACTCTGCCGTTCAAGCTGATGTCCCCGCTCACCCCCATGTTCGTGGTTATTTGTTGGAACGTTGTACTCGACAAACTGGCATCACGTTGGAATACATTTGTTGGACCTTTCCCTTGTAAATCCGCGTTACCTTGTATGGTAGTGTTGCCAGTGATACCTGCGTTCCCTGATATAATTACATTGGTACCAGAGATAACGATGGTGTCGCCAGAAGAGCCTATTGTGATCAGATTACCTCCACTTGTGTCTATTATCAATCCGTTTTTATTATAAATCCCGTGTCCGTTGGTACCTACAAAACTCTGACCGTTACTGTCGGTTAAATTACCACAGGCGTCGGGTACAAAAGCAGCAATCGCACCGCCCCCGATATTTACTGACGTACCGGTGGCTCCAATATTGATCAGATGGACCTCAGGATTCGTTAATATATCAAATGTGGGGTTGTTCGACTTTATTTGTCCGGCATCGTTGATGCTGACGTTCCCCGAAATAATCATGTTTCCGGATACCTCCAATACATTGTTCTCCGCCCGATTGAATAAATTCGGATAATAGCAATATAAGATTTCACTCGACCCGGTCGATCCATTGCCAGGAAATGTCATTACAACACTGATAACAAACGTGTTGATGTCGGGCATGTGTACGTCCTGGATTCGCGGAGACTTTGACAATAAATTGGCCACCCCCGAACTGTTCAACAAGGCGTCCGGCACCACGGCCCAATTGCCAGTAGACCAATCCGTGCTATATATAAATAGTCCACTGTCGCCTACGGCTACGGCGAGAGATAAATCGTAGATATACACGCTCCGAAGTATGATGGGGGTCGGATTGTAGGTCGGCACCGTCGTTCCGTGCGGGTTATAGGCGTTGTATGGTATTGTGTTGTCGCTATTTATGATCGGGATCGTATGATTCCACGTCGTAGCGATTTCGTGGTTATTGTCTAGTGCGGTACCATTGGTGGTCCAGCTTATGATATTATATCCTACCGCGATCGAATGGTTCGTGTCATACGTGCATATATTGTAATACAAGGTGTTGAACGGATTGAACGAATATTGGTTGTTACCTATCAAAAACTGAATGATAGCATTTCCTACCAAATACACCGCGTATGTGCCATCGGTGTCGCAATTGTTAATTAGATAGGGGGCTAATCCGGTACCAGCGTTGTCATCGAGTGGGATATCCGTCATATTGTTACGATCGTAGACTGCCGTAAACGTGTATGACGAAAGGTAGGGGTATCCGTATTCGTTCCAATAGATGTTGCTCGGGTCCGTGTATGTCACGATCGAGTAAAATGTGTAGAGATTGGTGAAGGTTTCTTTTTGGGCGTTGTAGATACCGGGACCCCGCGGTATGATCAAGGCGCTCTCAGTGGTCCGATCGTTTATAATGGAGTTTGAGCCGCTATAGATCAGGGCGTTCCAGTTGATCCCACCATCTAACGTGTAAAACATGTAACTCGAGGTGGTTCCGACCACGGCCAGTGATTGGTCGTATACGTATAAACATGTGAATGCATTGCTGACGTCGTAGACGAGTCCGAGTTCCCCCCCAATGTTCGAGGGGGTCCAGGTCGCGCCCCCGTCCCGGGTATATAAAATCGTCTGAATATATTCTACCGGATCGGTCGCGTAATTCGGCACCGAGGTCCCTACCGCGATACCCGACCAGGGATTTATTGCCGAAAATTTAGTGAATAATATTTCAAAGTTCGGGTTACTAGTCACACTCACTTGGCCATTCCCTATATGGGCCCGACCATTCACGTCTAATACAAAATTATTGTCGGGGAAATATGTGTTCAGACCAAAGCACGTGCTGTTGATCAGCGGGTTTTTTCCATAAATACTGATGAACCCAGGGACTTCGTTTCCACAGGTGTCGACTAACATCAGCGATGCCATGGGTACAATGGTTCCGTCAGAGTTTATGTGCGGAAATGCTCCGCCAAAAAACGCGGCTCCGGCGCCTCCCGGGGTTACCAGCTTGATTTGGGTGGTCGAATAATCGTCCATGGCTGCGGCAGAGATCGCCGTTCCCGAATAGGCTGACGCGTCCTGGTAGATGCTATATAAAAATAGCGCATTTGAACTGTCATATACCGTCAGTGTGGCGTTATAGAGGGGGTCGTAGAGTCCTAGGGTCGTCATTACCACGGTAGACGAGATGTCGATCACACTACCGCCTAATATGATCTTTTCTCCGGTTACCAGGCTGATACTTTGAGTCGTGTCGAAGGTTATACCAAATTCATTGAGTAAAATACCGCTTGATATCGCGTCGTTGGGCGAGTATGCGAATAAAAATGTGTCGGTCGCATTCATGAAAATGTTTTTGGTGTTTAACAGGAGGTTTCCGGGGCTATACATTATTGAATTGGTGTCTTCCAAATGTAAAAGTCCCTTACCAAAATTGGTATTCAAGTATTCTGCGGTAAAATCCATGCTCGTGATTGTGTTCAGTGATAAGACACCTCCTTGAGAGTATTGGATGTAAGCGTTCGGTTTATTGGTGTTTGCGGTGGTGGTGTCGTTATAAAATTCGATGCGGGAGTAGATGTCCTCGGCATATACCACGATACCGGCTTTGTCCACATTTTCACCAATGATGTTACGGATCGAGGGGGTGTTGGAGCTTACCGTTAAAATATCGCTGGCATTACCCGTGATTTGAAGGATCGTCGACGGGGTCAGGGTGTTGATTCCTATGAAATTTTGATTCCCTGCTATGTAGGTGTACGGACTCAGGTTGTTCGAAAAGTCGATGCCGAACATTAATTTCTCCTTCACAAACAGGTTTTGCGATAAGTATTCGTTTCCGCTCACATACAGGTCTTTGTCTAGATAGGCGTTGTGATGTATGATGGCTTCGCCTAGAATATTTACATTATCGAATGTGCTCGTTATTGCCGACGTGGTTCTCGTTAAAAACTGATTTGCCACTACCGTGCCGACGTTGATTGTGTCATTTAAAACAATACTTTTTCCGCCATATTTTCTCCAAGAATTGCTGGACATTGTTATTATTGTTATTGTTATTATTTCGGGATATATTATGCAGGGAACCTACGGTTCCCTCTGGGCTTTTGGGCGAAGCCCATAGTAGGCGCCCTAAGGTTGCGCAGCGAAGCTGCTCTGACCCCCGCTTTGGCTTCGCCAGTCCCTTCCTTAATTATGTTACCTACTATGTAACATAATTTCATTTTTCTAAATAAGCTGTGACTATGGTCTCACTGTTTTTTTAGTAGTTCGTTTATGAGATTTCGGTAATTTTTGTGACACTTTGGTTCGAATATGTGTTTCGATGTTCTCCTTCTCTTCCAAAATCTTATCTACGATCTCCCTATAAAAATGGCGGAATTCGTTTCTTCTTTTTTGTGTCTCCTCACACGAAAACCATTCTATTTCTATCTTCTCGAATAACATTGTTTCGCTCAGGGTGGTGTGGTCCATCCTTTCCCATAAAAATCGGTGGTTTTGGTTGTAATATTTGGGCAGGTTCTCGTCGTACTCCAAATAAAAAATATGTACATGGTAATCGTTATGTGTTATGTTATATGTGCCACCATTCTTTTTGATCAGCTTTTTCAGGTCGTTCGCGTCTCCTAAGAATCCTGTTAGTTCTTCACCTCCCTCGCGTAGTGCCGCTTTCAGGGGGGATTCGTTCTTATTGCAACCTCCCCCAAAATCCGACCATCCTTTCGCACTCTTTTCCAGCGGGTTCTCCTTTCCGAATAAAAAATATAATTTATTGTTGTGAATTGTCGCCGGTAAAATACTTCCGGCCACCATCTCTTTATATTGCTTCTCTATATTACTTTGATATTTGTTTTTTTGGGGGTTTTTTGTGAGGGGTTTTTGTTTTTTTGTCTTTGGGTGAGGGGAAGGGGGTTATGCGATTCCTTTGTAAAATTCGACCACGAGCGGGTTTGCCCGAATCTTTTGGGGGTGAAACGCCGACAAATACAATCCATCTAAAGACTGAATCCGGGAGAGGGCTACGTAGGTTTGCCCGTATTCGAAAATGCTGCTCCCAATATCGATTTCGGCTAATTTCATTGTCGCCCCCTGGATCTTATGGATCGTCAGCGCCCAGGCCAAGATCAATGGATACTGCCCTACTGCGATCGTCGGATACTCTTCCGATTGCCAAAAGTGCGGTATGATACGCTTAACAATGCCATTCGAGAACTTGACCACGACCGCGGGGTAAAGGCCGTCTTCCACAATGTCTGTGATGATCCCCTGGGCCCCGTTACAAATCTGGTTGTCCATGTCTAGGTTCACACAACACATTACCGATGCCCCCTTTTTGAACCGAAATAGCCGGGTCGCTGACATCGTGTTCAATAAGTTCTCTACCTCGTAGTCCTTCTGTTCCAGGGTCATGGCGCGACACTTTTGTAGGATGTCGAGGGACAGGGCCTTGCCACTTTCTAATTGCGTCGTGCAGTCGGTTTTTACTAGGGCCTCGTTCACATATTCCTTTTCGTCGATCTTTGTAAACATCTGTTTGTTGATCATGTCGACCTTGGCACGGAGCGCAAACAGCTTCGCCGGAACACAGCCGTTGTTCTTTTCGGGGTCGTATGTGCGGTTGACATATGTCTCTAAGACCGCGGTTTTCTCCTCGTCCAAATGCCCTTGGCGAATTTGCATCAAAATATCTATGTAGAGGGGGTCGTTTTGGCGGAAGATCTTGGTCAGTTGGATGTGATTTTGGCGGTTAAATACCATGCGCCAGAGGGGCGATTCGAAACAGAACTTTTCGGTGCCGGGATCGTTCTCGGTCTCTATCGGCGGTAGCTGGAAGAAATCACCCAAAAAGACGACTTGGAGACCGCCAAATATCGCCGGGTTTTTACGGATCCTTCTCCCTAATTCCTCCAAAATTTCGAAAATCTTTTGGGACAACATGCTTACCTCGTCCAGTATGAGGTACTTGGCGGTTTTCCATTCCTTGACCGCATTGCGATTTTTCATTGCTGCCGTGATGATCTTGTCTTTGGGGCCTTTGGCCAACTTGATACCACTCCACGAGTGGATTGTACGGGCCTTACAACCAATTAACACTGCTGCACAACCTGTCATAGCACATACTTGGCCACTTTTATTGATGGAGTTGGCGTAATCTACCAAATACTGAACCAGCTTGGTCTTACCTGTCCCCCCTGGGCCCGTCACGAATATGTTTTCACCTGCCACGAACTTTTCATAGGCAACTTGCTGCTCCGGGGATAGCACGTCCTTGTAGGATTCGTCGTGTCCCTTTGGTGGCGGTGCTGGTTCGTCACACTCTAATTTGGTCACAGTGAACTTGCTCATTTATATTACTGTTATTGTTATTAGTATGGAATGGTTTGTTGGGGAAAATCAATTTTGAGGGGAACCGTAGGTTCCCCTCTAACCCCTCCCTCTAAGGGAAACCAATGGTTTCCCTTATGATCCCTTCCTTTAAGGGTGATCCTTCCTTGGGGCCTTGTTTGGGGCATTGTTTGGGGCCTCTTTTGACGCCTTGTTTGGGGCCTTGTTTGGGGCCTTGTTTGGGGCCTTGTTTGGGGCCTCTTTTGACGCCTTGTTTGGGGCCTCCTTTGGGGCCTTGTTTGGCTTCCCCCTCCTCCCAAAAACCTTTATTTTACCTACGTAAAAAATTTCGAAAAAAATCGTAAAATTCATCTTAGGTCACTTAATATGGTAACAAATTTTATTTTTATTTCATAAAATTTGTAACTTTTTTGAAAAAAGAGCAAGGGGGCCCCCTACGAAATCACCTTTTTTGAAAACTTGGAAAAAAAGTCGAGGGGGTTTTTCAAAAAGTGCCAAGAATTCTTGGCACAAATCTTGGCAGGGGGGAAAAGAACCTATTTTGAGAGGTCGGAGGAGGGGGGTTTTGGGATGGGCGCTGCATAATGCTGCGGAAGTTGGAACGAATATGGTTGAAATGGTGATTAAATAATTTTACATAATTATAGAGGGAAAAGGGTTTAGAAAAGAAAATGTAGACATAATCTATATATCAATGTCTACAAAAAATTGCAATGTAAAATTTCATTGCGACACTTGTGACTTTAATAGTAACAATAAACATAACTTTGATATCCATTTAACCACTGCAAAACATAAGATGGCTACATCTAACAAGAATCGTAAAAATGGGTCTAAGAATAAATACGATTGCGATTGTGGTAAGAAGTATAATAGTCGGCAGAGTTTGTATCGTCACAAAAAATCTTGCAATAGTAAACATCCAGTGTCTACAGATAATGTCTCTCCTTTATCTGAGCAACCTGATGTGGTTATTCGACCAACTTTGCCAGTTATAGACACTGCGGTTATTTTAGACGTTATAAGAGAAAACCAGGAGTTCAAAACTATGTTATACGAGCAATCGAAGCATGCTATGGAAATGCAGGAAAAACAGTCGAAGCAATTAGCAGAGATGCAGGAAAAACAGTCCGAAATATTATTGGAATTCAAAAAAGAGAACAGCGAACTCATCAATAAACTCATTGAGAGAGAACCTTGCAGCACCGTCAACAATACCAATAACAATCAAAAATTCAATCTGAATTTCTTTTTAAACGAGACATGCAAGGACGCTATGAACATGGAGGAATTCTTAGCTGGCCTCCAATTCACGTTTGAAGACCTTATGAAGTTCGGAGACTACGGCTTCGTCGATGGTATGTCACAGTTTCTTATCAAGGAATTGGCAAAGTTGGACGTTACCAAGCGGCCTATCCATTGTACCGATGTTCGACGTGATGTCATCCATCTGAAAGACAACAATGTATGGAAAAAGGACACTGGGCAGGTCCAGTTAGCTGCCGCTATTAAACGGGCGGAATTCAAGAGTGTGGTGGCCTTGCGTAAATGGTGCGATGAAAACCCTGATTCTTATATTAATAATTCACCGAATAACTTGTTACGTGATAAGATTTATATGCAAACCCTTTTGGGTGACGATGATACCCGTAACAAAGTTATTAAGCTACTTAATAAGGCAATGTATCTAGACCGTAGTAACATATAAGCAGGGAGCAGGGAACCTACGGTTCCCTAAGGGCGCCTATGGCGCCCAAGGGTTGAGCCCTTCGGGCTCTGACCCCTGCGACCCCTCCCTTGAATAGTAAACCACCTTGGAAACTCTCTTGGAAATTATCTTAACAACCTGGTTAACATAATTGGTATTTGTTTAAGGGAAGGGGTCGCAGGGGAAACCGTAGGTTTCCCTGCTCCCCTAGTCGGACACGATTTCCGCGCAAAATGAGAAATCCAGTCCGTTCAGGTTCATGATACTGCCGTTCTCGTTCAACAGTTGGACATTCAACTTCAACAGGTCGATTTTCCCTGTGTAGCTCCGTGCGTCGCTCATTAATAATCCATTGTACATGTTGGCCGCTAAAATACGTCCGTAGTTCGGGCCATTCAGTGTGATACGGGCAATAATATTTTTGTTCACTAACGAACTATGCAGCGGGGGGACGAAGGACGATTGGTTGCCCTTGTTGAATTCGTCGATTGCGAGGTACAGATACCGTGGCCCATTGACGTCGATCAGGGCCTCCGACAATATTGCGGTCGGCATCAGGGTGGTGCCTGGGTACGTGATTGTGTAGGTCGGTTGGCGAAACCCTAACAACCACCCTAACTTGGTCTTGAAATTGTATTTGTCGTGGGTGCCGTCGATGTTGCAGGCGAAATTGAGGGTCATGTGTTTCGAGCTTTTCGCTACGAAATAGCTGCTGGTGCCGCTCGCGTCCGTGCCCCCCACGCATCCGCTCAAATCAAATGCTAAATTGATGGAACCATATAGAGAACTTATTTGACTGTTGATCGCAGCGCAGAGGGTCAACGTATTGTACTGCCCGTCGGGTATCGTTATCACGTGGTTCACGTTGGGCGTGTCGCTGATGGAAAAAAAACTATTTCCTAAAGCGAGCGAGATGTTGTAAAAACTCATCGGGATTTCGGCACATACCACCTTCATGCTCTTGACGTCGTTGATGCGTTCGGGCAACGTGATGTTGTAATTCGAGAGCTGGGTGTAGTTATACTCGTCTCTAAAACGGGTGTCGACATTGATGTATTTTACTTTGGGGACCTTGCGGACGTTCGACATGATCATGTGACTGCCGTATTGCTTTGTTTTCGGTTCCATGAATAGATCGTTTGTGTAGTCCATTTTACTATTATATTATTGTTATACTAATATAATACTATTACACATTGGAAGTGGGAGGGG